GGACATGACCATCGACCGCATCGCGCCCACCATCAGCGCCATGTACCGCCTGGCCAACGTCGTCACCATCGGTTCCGCTAAGTGGGAAAAGATGGTCAAGACCGCCGGCATGGCCATGCGTCGCGTCGCCGAAGGCGCGGCCGGCGGCGAAACCACCAACCCGAAATACAGCAAAGTCGAGATCGAGGCGTTCGAAGCCGAAGTCGAGCCCTGGGTGTACAACGCCACGCTGGAAGATGCCTTCGTTGACCTCGTCGCCGACCTGGCGGAAGAGGCCGCCATCGGCTTTGCCGAAGGTGCCGGCAGCGAGTTCATCAGCGGTAACGGTGTCGGCAAAGCGCGTGGCATCACCGCTTACAGCAACGTCGCCAATGCCTCCTACGCCTGGGGCTCGGTCGGTTACATCGCCAGCGGCAAGTCGGCGGCGTTCGCCTCGGTCGCTCCGGCCGACAAGATCGTCGACCTGCAGCACGCGCTCAAGGCGCAGTACCGCCCCGGCGCCGTCTGGCTGATGAACGACGCCACGCTGGGCACCGCGCGGCAGATGAAGGACGGCAGCGGCAGCTACTACCTGTGGCAGCCGGACCCCGCTGGCGCCTTCGGTGGTCGCTTCCTCGGTCATCCGGTCGAGGTCGATGACAACATGCCCGCCATTGCCGCCGGCGCCTACTCGGTCGCCTTCGGCAACTTCAAGCGCGGCTACACCATCGTCAACCGTGCCGGCACCACCCTGATCCGCGACAACGTCACGGCCAAGGGCACCACGAAGTTCAACTTCCGCCGGCGTTTCGGTGGCGGCATCACGCACTTCGAAGCCATCAAGCTGATGAAGTTCGCCACCTCCTGATCTGGCTCCGCTCAGGCACCCAAGAGGCCCGCCATCGCGCGGGCCTCTGTCGTTTCACGGCCGCATTGCGGGCAGCAAACATCTTACCCACCGAAAGGAATCGATCATGACCATCAAAGACCTTCACGGCAGCATCCGCACCAAGACCGTCATTTCCCCCGTCGCCATCGGCGCCAACGCCACCAAGACCGGCATCGTCATCGACCGCCAGGGTTACGGCGGCGTCGAGTTCGTCGCCAGCTACGGCTCCGTCACTACCACCGGCAGCATCGTCACCCTGGTCGTCAAGGAAGGCGACGTCACCGGCACCCTGACCAGCGTGTCCGACAGCTACCTGCTGGGCACCGAAGCCCTGGCCAGCCTGCTCGCCGGCGCCCGCGTCGCCGGTACCGGCAAGGAAGTCACCAAGCGCATCGGCTACATCGGCAACAAGCGCTACGTCAGCGTCGATGCCGTGCAGACCGGCACCACCTCGGTCGGCTGCGTCGGCGTCGCCGCGCTGCTGCACAGCCCGAACGTGGCGCCGACGGCCAACCCGTAAGCGCAGCACGCAGCAAAGAGAATAGGCCACGCGCTCGCCCGCGTGGCGCCGTGAGACTCGGCACCTTCCTTTTCTGGCGAGAGAAAACCCATGATGAAATTCGGAGAACGACAAGTGTCACCCACCCTCGAAGGCATCCGACGCGATCACACCGCACGCTATGAATGGGCAGCCAAACAGCTGCCCGCCAATAGCCGCGTGATCGACTTCGCATGTGGCGTGGGCTACGGCACGCACATCCTGGCCGCTGCCGGCCATAAGGCGCGCGGCTATGACAAAGACAACGAAGCGCTGTGCTATGCCGACCAGCACTACGCCCGCGAAGGCACGCAATTCATCAGCGCCGATGGTAATGAGCCCTTCGCCCTGCCCGAATCCGACGCCGCCGTGTGCTTTGAAACCATCGAGCACATCGCAGATCCGCGCCCGCTGCTGAAGGCCTTGCGCCTGGCCGCGCCGATGCTGCTGGCCAGCGTGCCCAACGAAACCGCCTTCCCCTGGAGCCCGGCGCCCGGCGTCACCACCGCCTTCCACTTCCGCCACTACACCATCAACCAGTTCAAGGCCCTGCTCGAAGAGTGCGGCTGGTGCGTCACCGGCTGGGCAGGGCAGGAAGGGCCGGAATCCGACGTCGGCGCCCCCGACCGCAGCGCCAGCCGCACCCTGATCGCCGTGTGCCAGCGTGAAGCCCTGGCACTCAACGACGACGACCTGATGCAGTCCGCCCCGCCCGGCGTCGTCTCGGCCCCCAGCCCGGATCCGCGAGCGCCCAAGCATGTCGCCATCCTCGGCCTCGGCCCCAGCCTCGACCAGTACCTCGAACTCACCAAGCGCGCCGGCGGCCGCCACCGCTTCTGCGACGAAACCTGGGCCATCAATGCCCTGGGCGACGTCTTCGCCTGCGATCTGGTCTTCCACATGGACGACGTCCGCATCCAGGAGATCCGCGCCACCGCTCAGCCGGACAGCAACATCGCCGCCATGGTGCAGTGGCTCAAGAACAGCCCGGTGCCCGTGATTACCAGCCGCAAGCGAGGACGTGCTCAACCACCTGGGGCATGACTACTTCAACAGCACCGCCGCCTATGCCGTCGCCTTTGCCATCCACATCGGCGCCACCCGTATCAGCCTGTTCGGCATGGACTACACCTACCCCAACGTGCACGACGCCGAAAAAGGCCGTGCCTGTGTTGAATTCTGGCTCGGTCAGGCCCACGCCCGCGGGCTGGAAATCCACCTGCCAAAGACCACCACGCTGATGGATTCTATGTATCCGCAATCCTCGCGCCTCTACGGCTACGACACGCTCGACATCGTATTCGACGTCCAGCCTGACGGCGTGCTCAAGCTCGCCATGACCGAACGTGAAGCCCTGCCGACTGCCGAGCAGATCGAAAAGCTCTACGACCACTCGGCCCCGATCAACGAGCAGCACCTGGGCACCAAAGGCTGAGCCATGGCGCAGTACCACATCCTTGTCGACTTCATGGGCAGCCAGGACGGCCGCTTCGCCGAGCAATTCAAAGCCGACACGCAGGCCGACCTGTCCGACTACCTGGTTAGCTGCGTCCCGGCGGAGTGGATCCGCGCTGTCGATCCCGCGCTCGCCGTGTCGCCGGCGCCGACTTCTGCGCCGCGTAAAGCGGCCGCCCGAAAGTAAGCCATGACCCTCATCGTCGCTCCCACCGTCGAACCGATCACGCTGGCCGCGTTGAAGCTGCAGCTTGGCATCCAGACCAGCGACACCGCCAGCGACACCGTGCTCACGCGCCGCATCACCGAGGCGCGCAAATGGGTCGAAGGCCACACCCGGCGCAGCCTGATGCCGCAGACGCACGAACTGCGGCTGGATGCCTTCCCGGCTGACGGGCAGATCGACCTGCCGTTCCCGCCGGTGGTTAGTGTTGCCTCTGTCAAGTACATCGCCAGCGACGGCACGCTCACTACGGTGGACGCCGCCGACTACGCCCTCGACGCCTTTCCCCTGGTGCCCTTCGTGCGGCCCGTGTATGGCGAATCGTGGCCGTCCCCGCGCGACGAAACCAGCGCCGTGCGCGTGCAGTACGTCGCCGGCTATGCCGTCAGCGCCGTCGCTGCGGCGAAGACCATCACCGGCATCACCGCCGCCACGCCGGGTGTCGTCACCAGCGCCGGCCATGGCTTTGCCGATGGCGACCTGATCCTGCTCGACGTCGCCGGCATGACCGAACTGGATGGCCTGATTTACCGGGTTTATGCCAAGGATACGAACACCTTCCAGCTTGCCAAGCTCACCAACGACAGCGCCATCTCCACCGCCGGCTACACCGCCTTCACCAGCGGCACCGCCACCCGGGTCGACGTCGCCGTGCCGGAAATCCTGATCGACGCCATCGCTCTGCTCGTCGGCCATTGGACCAACTACCAGAGCCGCATCGAGGCCGGCAACTTCATCACCCGCGTGCCGGTCGCCGTCGAGCAGCTGCTCGACAGCGAAAAAATCTGGGGGGTCGTATGAGCAACCACGCTCGCCAGCAGATCCGCGAGGCCGTCGCTACCCTGCTGAAGGCCACCCCTGTCACCTGGGGTGCGGTATTCGAAACGCGGTTGCCGACATCGCGCGCAGTCATGCCGTTCTTGATGGTATTCAGCGACGGCGAATCGAGCGAGGCCGTGTCGGACAATAACCCCGGCATCTATCAGCGCGACCTCAGCCTGATCATTGCCGGTCGGCTGCGGCTGCCCGGCAACAACGACACCGAAACCGTCGAAGACCGCATGGATGCACTGGCTGCCGAAGTCGAGACCAAGCTGACCTTCACCGCCCTGCTGGCCACGCTGACGCAGCTCAAGGCCTTGCGCCTGGTCAGCACCGAAATGGTCGTCGTCACCAGTGACGACGGCGCCCCGCAACACGCCGAAGTCACCTTGGCCTTCGTCGCGCAGTACTTCACGCAGGAAGGCACGCCCAGCACCCTGATGTAAGCCGCACCGCAGCTCAGCAGCGCCAACCCGGCCCGCACGGATCTCCGTCGCGGGCTTTTTTATTGCCGAAAGGAAAGAACCATGAGCCTGACCATCCACACCAATTCCGGCCTGGCGATGCTGATGCAGTCCGCCATCGCCGCCGCCAAAACCATCACCGCCGCAACGAACGCCGACCCCGGTGTGTTCACCAGCGTCGCCCACGGCTACAGCGACGGCGACATCATCCTGATCGAAGTCGACGGTATGCCCGAGCTCAACGAGCGCCTGTTCCAGGTTTATGCCAAGGCCACCGATACCTTCCAGCTCGAAGACATCGACGGCGCCAGCGGCATCGACACCACCAGCCTGGGCACCTTCATCAGCGGCACCGCCAAGAAGCTCACCATGGGCACCAGCGTGGTCGGCGTGCAGGACTACAGCCCGGCTGGCGGCGACCCAAAGATGCTCGACACCACCACCGTGCATGACACTACCGACCGCCAGATCGTCAGCGGCGCCTCGCCCATGTCCTACAGCCTGGTCATGCAGTGGGATCCGGGCAACGCCGCGCAGCAGGCCATGCTGGCCGCCTACAAGGCCGCCGCGCCCAAGGGTTTCAAAATCACCTGGCCCAATGGCCGTACCTGCATGTTCTACGGCACCGTCGGCTTTTCCGGCATGCCCGGCGGCGGCAAGCAAGGGGTGACCACCACCACCTGCGCCATTGCCCTCGAAGCCGATCCCACCTACGGCTCCTGATCGTCATGAGCAAAGCCCTCATCGATCGCCTGCGGCGCGCGCGGCAGACCAGCGTGTTGTCGCTGGGGCGCACATTCACCGTGCGCCGCCCGACGGATCTCGAAATGCAGGAGATCCACGAAAAGATCGAACAGCGCCTGCTGCTGGTGCGCTTCGTCACAGGCTGGGGCTCCATGTCCGAGATCGATCTCGGCATTCCCGGCGGCGGCCCTGATCCGGTGTCCTTCGACCCCGCGCTGTGGGAGGAGTGGATCGCCGACCATCCGGAGCATTGGCCGGCTCTGACCTCGGCCATCTTCGATGCG